TACCATGCCCAGTTCCCTTACTGTGGATATGCAGCGCCGCGCATTTCTCGCGTCAGAAGAACGGCATAAGTATCGAGCCGAACGCTGTACCTACAACGTATTGGTGTAACTCCAACCCGTCGCGGTTGTAGAAATTTACGCAATCTTTCCACCCCTGCAACGAACCTTTCGGCTCCATTGCGGGGAATAGTCCGGCGGTCTGCGTCGATGGCGGGTTAAACGATATGTTGTTAGCTTCTATCGTAGTGTTCCCCCAAATAAATGTATCGTAGTTGTTGTTTTCTGCGTCAGTCCAACCAAACTGTCTATGTGCATCTATCACTTTTTGTGTCGCCTGTAGTTCGTTTACCCACGATAGTACGTACTGCATTATTTTATCCACTTTCGGTACAGCTACTCCTTGCTTAGACATTTCCTTACGGAACTCTTCACGAGAAGTGACCGACATTAACGGGATCGTAAATTCTGAAACACCGTCTTGGGGTTTATGTAGTCGCATAGCGACAACCTCGCCGGTCTCAGGGTCTTTTATACGCTGCGTTACGTAAAGATCATTGTGGTATATCAGTTCTTCCTCCACATCCCCGTCAGCGTTAGATGAGCGCATATACACTCCTCCGTTAGCCCCTCGGAAGTAAGGTTTTGGGTATTGTGGGATTACATAATTAAGTTTAGGTGCGTTGGGTAAGTTAGTCGCGGTCTCAATAACTTCATTAGGAGCCGCCTCCTTAACCCGTGAACCTAACAATATAGGGGATTTTACTTTCCCCCAATTAGGGCAGTCGGTGCATACCCCCTCGTAATTAGAATCAAACGTACTGCACAGGTACGGCCCCTTTATCCGGTCGAACTTCTCTGCGGTACTTTCTTCGTCGTACTCAGGATGCCTACGAGATATGAGCTTTGCGGCTTTCTTACCGTCGGCGCAGAACTTGGCGATAGACAACCCAGCTCGCCACATAGGTTCACTGGTGTTTTCTTGGTCAGTGACGATTATCTCTAACTGCTTACACCCCCTGCCTTCCGCCGTCTTCTCAAGTATAGTCCTAAAACTACTTTCTCTATCGCGTATCAGCGCATCAAGAAACGCACTAGTCGCGTCTTGTTCGACCTTAGTGGGAACTGGTATCGAGTCTAGTCCTAACTTCGCAACGAACGAATCAAAGTCAATCCAATCCCCTTGCGTAACTACGGCAACTTCTTTAGGTGTATCTTGTTTGTGGTTGTGCGTTGACGGTATACGAAGTACTCGGGCGCAATCAGCAGTTACGGCAGGGTCAGCGAGTAGTCCATGCGCGGCCATTACTTTCTTAAACTGTGCAGCCGCGCATGACCAATCATGTTTGGGAACGTACTCCTTGAGCATCCAGTATACGTGTACGCCGTATCCTGAATTAACTATGGTAGGTTTAGGTAGCCCCAACTGCTTACAGAAACTACGTAGGTCAGCTATAGCTTCCCCTATATCAGCGTATTTTTTAGGGTCATCCCCTATGTCTAGGTCGATAAAAAATGCTTTTACGTTTTGTATTTCTTCGGCAGTGCGTCTACCTGCCTCCGCGAAAGATCCTAGTGCAAAAAAAGTATCCCACCCTCGCGCATCCCATATTGCAGCAGCGCCTACCAACTTCTCTCTACTACTAAAAAATACTTGTCGCCGGTTTTCTTTTTCTTTCCCCCCGTCTCTCAACGCGAGCAGGCAATAGAAGTTCCCCTCCGCTAATGCCCCCCTCAAAAACGATAATGCGTCCATAATCCCCCCATGAAAGTAAAATAACTACGGTAGAGGAGTCCCCCTACCGTAGCACAGAGGTAGACTATTCGTCGTCCCAACCACTCACTAGGTTTTGTAAGTCCGAGGCATCTGCTTCCTCGACTTTGGGGGGAGCTTTTTTCTTAACTACTTTTTTTGGTACGATAGGTTCGTCGTCACCAAACAAATCATCTGATCCGTCGTCGGGCAACTCCTTAGTCTTATCATCGGCAGCGTCTTTAGTGGCGAAAGGGTTGTCGCTGCCCTCGTCTTGGTCAAACCCTTCAACTTCCCCGAATGGGTTGTCAGCTGTCATCTCCGCGTACTGCACAACTTGCACAGCTTTCAAACGTAGAGATACACCGTGGTCACGCATGTTGTAAGGCACAAAAATAACTGCGAGGTTACACGTACTGCCGGTGGTTAGCTGAAAGTCTTCTGGTAGCTCCTTACCTTTAGCGTCTACTTGCATCGGCTTCTTAGTAAGCTCTCCACTATACGCGCCCTTGAGTTTAGCCTTACCAATATACCGTCCGTCGTCGTGCTTCTCGAAAGGCATGTCTAACTTCTCAGGCCATTTCTTTTCACGCTTCTCAGCGTACGCTTCGGCCATACATTTGAACAACGCCTTGGCTTGCTCTTTGGTCATCAAGAACTTAGTCTCGTACGCAGCGTTTTCGGCCAGCGCATCACACGGCACAGAGCGGTTCTCTGCTTGGTCAAAGTGGTACGTACGGTTAATACGTGGGTATAACATTTCTACATTGTCGATCATTTGCATTGCTCATTCTCCTAAGAATGGTTGGTTGGATGTTCGTACCCTTCGACAATTCCAAAGGGTGACGAGGTTGCGCTTCGCTCATTGCTGGGCAAAGTTATTGCTTCGATTGTATCGGGGTGGTCAATCATACCCGTAACAAGGTTTAAATCTGCTTCTTCAAGAGGACGTACTGGTTTAAAGAAGACTTTAGGTATTGCACTATCTAGGTCGAAATATATTTTTGTTACTATAGATATAGCAGTTGTATTATGTTCGGACAAAAATTTAGCGTAAGCCTGTAGCGGCATATTGCCTCCGACAGTTTTACCAAAAATAGAAGTGGCTGGCAACTGAATTTGATAAACCCTTTCCAAATCGTCCAACATAACAACGGCTGCTCGCTGCGAAAACCTACACGCCCTCCCTGCCCCCGAGGAACCACGTACGTTCTGCGGGCAGTCCATACACCGACGACTTTGTACTTGCTCCTCCGGCACATCAGGGTCAGGTGTTTGCGTAGTGCTAGACCAACAAGTTGGTGCAGCTAACTTATCGGGATCAAACTCGCCAGAGAAGTAAGCGCGTGAAACTTTCGCCGCGTTGACAATAACACATTCGATAGCCTCCTCATTGTTAGAGAACATGCCGTCGCGTAAGCTAATCCTACGCATTACATATCCTCGTCAGGGTCAATTTCTACTACACTTTTAGGGGCATCTTCCGCGATAGATAATGCGTGTACTACTGCGGGTAAGTTAAACCGGTACGTCTGCCCTACTTTGATATATGTGTCGCTTGGGATAACACCCGTCTTAACCCACTGCCGTAGCGTGGTTATAGCCAACGATAGCCGTCTACCCACCACTTCGATAGGGACGTACGTTGGAGTTTCTTCGACTGATTCGCTCATTACTTTTTCCTCACTGATAGTGTGTATTCTGAATCGACGTTAAGCCCCATTGGAACTTTGTCGGGGTTTTCTTCTAGGTACTCTCGAACGTTCTTTTGGTTCAAACGCTTATCGAGAAACTCAGGAACTTCATTCTCCATGATGAACTTGTGCATGGACTCCCAATCGCTAGTCCAATATCGCGTTTTGGTTGAACGAAAGAACGTACCCTCGCTAGTGCGGATACTCTCTATACCGTTATCCCCCAAGTACTTGAGTAACGCGTCTCGAACTGCGTCAAGCTGTGTCGCAAGCGCACCGTCCGCTTCCTTAAACTCCTTACTTAACTCCGCACGTTTAGCCTTTATCTTATGGTGTACGCGCACCAGTTGTTCCAAATCTATGTCTGTCATACTGCCCCCTAGTAGTTTGTGTTAGGTGTTGAGTATAACTACTAGAAACTAACTATTCAAGTATTTCGTTATATAAATCTATCATTTTTGTGTGTACGTCTATTCTACCGTCTAGTAAATGGTACACGCGTTTCTCCGCGAACGATCCTTGTAACTGTACTACCGTGCATTTGTGTGTCTGCCCTGAACGATGTACCCGTGCATTGGCTTGTGCGTAGGTTTCCAGTGAGCTGGTTGGCCCCCACCACACCACCGTGTTAGCTGCGGTAAGTGTCACTCCGTGTGCTGCGGCTTGTGGTTGTATGACTAGTACTTTCGGGTTGTCTGTTTCTTGGAACTGTTTAAATATTTCGGTGCGTTTCTTTGCAGGTACGTCGCCGCGTATAACATCAGTCGTTATACCATCCGCCCGTAACTTGTTTGTGAGTATGTCGATGACATGCTTGAACGGCACGAATACTAAAATCTTTTTACTGGACTCGTCTATTACCTCACGTAACACTCTGTACCTGTGGGTAATATCAAACTCTAACGCCTCACCTGTGTCGGTGTACACTGCGCCGGCGCTTATCTGTAGTAGTTTATTCATAGCAACAGCCGCATTAACTGCGGTGACATCTTCCCCGCCTGTCTGGACTAACAACTTATCCTTGAGTTGTTTGTAATACTTCTTTTGTTGTCGGGTCAATTCGACCTGCCGTTTAACGTACACCATTGGCGGTAAGTCTAAACACTCCTCCTTAGTAAAGCGTATCGCAGGCTGAAGCGCCTTAAACACAACGTCTGTCGCCGTATCTTTGGGTACCCACTTGAACTGAGTTATCTTGACCATCACTCTGTCACGAAAAGCCCCCGCGAACTTGGGGACGCCATGCGGGTTGACCAACTTGGCAAGCCCGTACGCATCCACTGGACTTTGCGCGGCTGGCGTACCTGTCATTAGCCACAACCAAGTGTCAGGCGTGACTAACTTGTTAAGGGTCTTCCATCGTTTAGTCTGCGGATTTTTATAGTGCGTAGCTTCGTCGATGATAATGCAGTCAAACCCGCCGGCTGCTATAACATCTTGCACTATCTCCACGCCGTCGTAGTTAATGATGACAAAGTCCGCGCCACCCTCGATTATCTTTCGGCGTTTTTCTTTCGCCCCGTGCGCTACGTCAACCGTTCGGTGCATTGCAAACGTAAACAAGTCTGCTCGCCATGCGCTGTCCATGATAGACAAAGGGCATATCACTAACACGCGGTTGATCTTCCCTTGCTTCATCAAGTAGTCTGCTGCCCATATAGCACTGGCGGTCTTACCCGTACCCTGCTCGTTGAAGCAGAACGACTTCCTGTTCATAGTGAGAAAACCGGCTGTCTTCTTTTGGTGGGCGAACGGTTCGTACTTGCCTGTCCACTTGTACCTACCCTCTATAGGGGACGGCGCTTTTATGTCCATGTTACGTAGCGTCTTCGCTTCGTCTAAACCCCAATGCACAGCAACGTCTTTGTCTACCACCTTACTCTTTGGTATTACCGACGTTACTTTTTCTGGGTTACGCAGCCTAAGCAGTAGGGCTTTGTTTTTAAATATCCTCAAATTCCTCTCCCGTTTTCGTTAAGCTCTGTGTTATGTGTACGGTTCTTCTGTTCCGTTTGGGTGAACTATAGTTAAACCGTCTTCCCATGAACGATTCCTGCAAAAGTTTCTAGCTTGCTGCCTTCTCGGGAATGTTTCTTTAAAGAAATACTTTTTTGGTTTCGGGTGTTCGCCAAACCTGTAAACCCTAAACTCTCCCATATCTAACTTATTCTCCGTTACCATCACTCTCTCCCGTTGTCGTTAAACCTCTGTGTTATGTGGCTATTTAAATGTCGTTAGGTTTTTTACTATTTGCTCGTAAAATTGCCAGCGCCTAACATGCTCTTGCGCTTCGTATTCCTTTTCTTTTAGTTGGCACGTCAACTTCTCTATGTGTCGCTCTGCATTCATCAGCATATGCTCGGTATCTGCAACACATGTATTTTTCTCTGCTGCCATTTCAATATCTTTATTCATAATAATTCCTTAGTTAATTAGTGCGCCATATAACAAGGCGCTCATGTCGGACTTGTCTTTCATCACTATCTCCCGTTGTCGTTAAACTCTGTGTTATAAATCTTTGTATTGATCCATAATCGCATTACTTGTATTTTGGCAAGTTCGTAGGCTCGCCTTTAAATCAATAACAGCCCCTTCCATATCTGAATAATTCTCTATCAACTCTTTAACAAGGTTCGCAGAAATAGTCATATTTTGCATAGGCTTTGAAAGTGCCTCTCTGTATGCAGACTCTATACCTATTATTTTCTTCATCTTTATCTCCCGTTGTCGTTAAGCTCTGTGTTATACGTCTTCGCGCAAAGTAAACTCGGCGCTTTATGCCAAGGGTTATATTTATCTATGCGTATTACAATAGCCACCGCAATCACTGCATACAGGCTTGCCACAAACTAGAGAACTTGCACTTGCGCATCCATGATCAGCTTGATTTCCGCACCTACATTTATGGGTTTTATGCTCTCCACAAAAGCCGCTTTCATCAGCAGATTTATTGCATTTACCCACCCACGGTGTATCGTATTTACATTTCACTTTATATCTCCTATATCAACTTTCAATTTACTCATCACTATCTCCCGTTGTCGTTAAGCTCTGTGTTGCGTTGGTGTTATAGCCTTAAGTTTCTATTTAAAATTTCGTGCTGCAGGTCTTTAAGTCTTTCTATAAAATCTTGCTGATCAGAGTTAATCATCCTGCATCTTTCAGGCTCACCCATTTTTAAAGCTCTATCGGTAGAAATTACAATGTCGCCGGTTTGGATGTAGTTCATCCAGTGTTGTAATGCCGTGTAAAGTATCGTTTTATCGTCCACTTTTAAATCTCCTTTAAGTTTAGCTCTGGGTTATGTGTCTAGTGGTGCAACTCATACTCAATATGGTTGCCAACTTTTTTATACCTATGTTTGCCGATACCATTTGTACTCACATCCACAGCCACTTTGCTACACCTAATACACTGGTATAAGCCTCTACCGCCAGTCACATCAACAAAATTAGCTATATGCAGCCACCTGTGTTTTTTAAAGTTACATAAAAATTTCATATATACTCACCCGTTATCGTTAAGCTCTGTGTTATGACAATACTTCTAGGCTATCTGGACTAATGCCAAAAACATTAACTTGAACTATTTTATTCATCATATCTAGCGCTTCTGAATCGTGCCCATCAACATTAACTTTTAATGTCCCATCTTCAAAATATGACACTAGCGTACAGTGCTGACCTGTTTCTTTTATCCTATACCTAAACCAAGGCTTAACCTTTTCAGCTAAGTCTTTTATTTCTTGCGGCCTATCTGAAAGCCACTCGTTTAGTGCTTGTTGAGCATCAGGGCTTTCGACGTTAAAGGTAATTCCGTTGGTACCATTAAAATGTTCAATCATCTCTCTCTCCCGTTGTCGTTAAGCTCTGTGTTTTATGGCATAAAAGCGCCTAAGCTAGCCACTAAAAAAACAATCATAAGTATTAAGTCTAAGTTATCCACCACTATCTCCCGTTGTCGTTTATGTTGGTGTGTTTTGTTGAGTGCTGTAGTCGGGGACTCGAACCCTCAATAGACCTCCGCAAAAGCCGCATTAAAAGGTATCATCTTTTATGCGATTTCTCTGTGGTGATTAGCCACAAGCCGTTGCCATCTACAGCACTCAACAAAACACACTCTCTCGTTGTCGTTAAGCTCTGTGTTATATTCCTGCTGTGTAATATTGCACCACTTTATACCCTAGCTCAGAGTTACCATAAATTCTAAGCTCCTCAAAGGTGGCGTTTGTTTGTCGCATTACATCAAGTCTCTTCAAATCTAGCGCATTTACTGCCTGCTCTTTTGTGTTCCCAGTAGCTTCAATTTTCATTTCAGTCTCCAAATTTATGAATATAACAAAGCATTGCACGGGACTAGCCCGTGAATAGCGGGGTTATATGCTACCAAACCGCCTTCCCTCTCTTTAGTTCGTGATACTGGTCATCAGTAACATTGACAGTTGACTGAGATATTAAGTCTGTCTCATCAAAAACTGTTTGGTTTTCTGCCAGTTCTTTAGTTAAAAACATGCAGCACTCTTGCGAGTCACGCTTATAAACTTCCCAAACATCAATTAACATCTCGTATCTCCTGCATATAACAACACAATGTTGTTGTCGTTTAGCCCTGTGTTATATTGTTTTCTTCACGCAAATATAGAAAGACTTGGTCCCCCATCTTTGCATTGTGTTAACCTTACTTAACCATTGCTTTCCTGCCGCATCACAAGAAGCTTGCCCCATAAAGTCTTGCATAGCTACGCCTCCTTGACCATCGTTCCCGCCATTAACAATTAAAGTTACAATTAAAATAAAAGTTTTCATATATACTCACCCGTTGTCGTTAAGCTCTGTGTTATGACTCACTCAGCACCCAAGTTGTTTGAGCAACCATTTTCTTCTGCCAGTCATCAAGCTGTTCATAGTCGTTACCATTGCGCTCAATCCGCAAATCTTCGCTAACTACGTTTGCACCAAATTCAGCCTTCAAAGCCTTTTCAATCCTGTCCATTACAATGCTTTTCCCGCACTGAGTAGGGCCGGTTACTACAATATGTGCAACGTTAGGTACTTTTATCTTCAGCTCTGCCATCTTCTTCACTCCAATTAAGGTTTGGTTGTTTTGTGCTGCATTTGTCGCACTCAATAGCGCCACTTCGCAGCAAGTTAAATCTTACGCAACCACATTCACAGGCTCTCGCCATGTGGTCGTTAATATCTACTAAATCCGTCATAACAATTCGCTCAATCGGATTCGCTAGCGCTCACGCGCTTAGCGAGGGGTTATGCCTCTACTATTTTTGCCATAGAAGCTCTTGATTTCTGAGATTCCATCAAACTTTCTAAGTGCTGCTGAAGAAGATGCATTCTTTTTGCGGCTGGGTCGCAACCTTTAACCATCGCGTTTGTTTGCACTATTGCGTCCTGTAGCTCGCTGTTACTCATAAGGTGTAATAATTCACTCATAATCTTTGCACTCCAAGGCATAACAATTAACCGGCATTAAATGAGGCTATCACCACGCCAGCCTCTGTATCTCCAGAAACACCTATAAGCTCAACACTTACATCTTCTTTATTTGCCCAATCTCGCCCAAGCCCTACTTTACCGTTCCAGCTTTCACCTTTGCTCGGGTGTATTGACCTCGCGTGGTCTTCATCTTTTGCGATAACAACCGCCGAATCGTAAGTATCGTAACCTCTGTTAACGCTCTGGCTTATTAAATATAAATTCATCTCATCTCTCCCGTTGTCGTTAAACGCTGTGTTATGTGTAGTAGTTTTTACGTCAAAACATAACTTCATAAAGCGACTAGCTGCATCGTTAGCTACCTTGTATGCGTCTATCCCATCGCACTGACGCTTTATATTGCACTCTGCTTCACTGATTGCGTCATAGCACATCATCGCAATGTTACAGTGCCAACTGTGGGCATAGCTTCCAGCCTCGCTGGGGTTATCGTCCTTCATCGCTTGCTTAATAACCTCGAAGGCTTCTTGTACTTTATTATCATTCATCACTCTCTCCCGTTGCCGTTAAGCTCTTTACAAAACATAACAATTCAATCAGTTGTAGTCTGGCTGGCCATATAACCTTCTTTCCATGCGTGTTTCTCATCCCTCGTCGCGGATTTCCACAAAGGCTCACGGCAATAACCCCTGTATCTTGCTTGTGGGTGTCTATTTCCTGCGCCTAAGTGTGCAGCATTGTCGTGTTCTTTTTTGCATTCCTCAGAATGCCCAATCCCATACAAAGCCTCACAATTTTTACCTTTACACTCAATCATCACTCTCTCCCGTTGCCGTTAAGCTCTGTGTTATGTTGCGTTTATCAGATTCCAATGAAGTCTTGCCAAGCCCTCAATGAGCTTTCCCATTCGCGCATTTCCAGTTGATTGGTCGTCGGGCAGTGTAAACGCCTCGGACTCGTTTTCGCATTTTTCGCATTCAACTATTGCGTAAACCGTTACATGTAGATCATGATTATCACAAAAACTCTCTCTGGCATTGCCGCCACACTGCTTACAACATAACAACTCGGACTCGTCTTTTTTCGCTTCACTCATTACTCATCTCCCGTTGTCGTTAGACTTACTCCAGTAAGTCACTGTTTCTAAGCCTAATATAAGCCTCACAGTCAGCAATACTGCCTTGATG